TTTTAACTATCTGAGAATCTGATTTCTGTTCTCCTTCTCCAACTTGTTTGGTTGGAGTAATATCAGATGCTCTAATAATTGCAGATGATTTTGGTTTTATATTTGCAACAGGAACAAGAAACTTCTGAGTTGTAAGTGAACTTCCAGAAGATTTTGATGGTGGTAATAGTTTCTTAGAGTCTATTGTTGCCATCTTATCCTATTCCATAAATCTTTGCATTAATTCTTGCTCCAGTAGAATCTGGTGATATAAATGGAGGAACTTTTGTGCCACTGGAAGATGCTACTTGTTGTGCTGCTTGTTGAATAATTGGAGGAAGTTCTATAAAATTACTCTGTCCCGAAGAACTTAAAGGACCTATGTTAGTTTTTGGTTTAGGACTAAACCAATTCATCACATTTGTCTTTACCTGTTCAAAAACATTTGGTTGTTGTGGAGTTATTGATTTGGATGGTTCTTGAGGTTTATTTAAATCTTTAGGTCCACTTAACAATAATTGTTTTTCAACAGCAAGTCTCGCAGAACTAGGTCCACCTCTTTGAACATTTGATGCAGCATCAGTCATATTTCCATCCATCAGTGCTTTTGTCAATTTTGGATAAGCACCAATAGGACCATATGGAGCATTATATCCAAGAACTAAAACTCCCGCTTTTTGATTATCACTCATCTTTTTCCACAATGGTATTTTTTGTGAATATGTTTTAGCAAGATTCCCAAGATTTGTATTCAAAATATCATCTGCTTGTTTTTTAGATATTGAATCTCCCATTCTTACAGGTTTTTTACCACTCAAAATACTATCATAAAAAGTTGATCCCCAACCAATTGTTGGTTGACCAACACTATCCTTATAAGAGTGCAATTGTGTTTCTGGTTTAATTGAACTCCAATTCATTTTACTTAAAACACTTTTTCCTCCTGGTTTGATAAAATCATTTATCCCTCTTGTTAATGAAGATAATGATTCATCCTGTTTGAGATGATGAGATGCTTTACCAATCATTCCACCACCCGAAGCCATTTGAATATTATTCACAAACTTTGGAACGTTTGTGCCGCCACCCATCTTATTCATTGTAAGTAGTCTATCAGCACCCCAATAGTCAACTGCTTTCTTGCTGAATACAACTTCACCTGGTTGAAGCACAGTTGCTTGAGTATCAGCACCAGCGCCAGTTACCGTGACACCAGTATTTTCATCAACAAATCCATCATTAACATATGGTTGTAATTGTTCTCCACCACCAGTAAATGCTTTTGCTAATGGAATCATTCCTCCACCTTTAAATTGCATTCCACCCATAGATCCAAAGTCAATAATACTTTTTTGTGGACTTGGAGTTTTACCATAATTTGGATCTGACTTTTGCAGTTCTTTATCTCTTTGTTCTCTTTGAGATTGCATATAGACTCCAGCACCAACAGCAGCAGTTCCAGCGGCAAGTAATGCTGCTGCTTTTGGATTACTCTTCACAAAACTCATTAATTTTGGTATTGCAAATCTTGCAAGTCTCAATGTTAATTTAGTGACAGTTCCAACAAAACTGCGAACAAACTTACCAAAAGGAGTTGTGAATAATACAAGTGCCCCTAATAAAGTAGGCCACCAATCTTTTAAAAATCGTTTAAGAACTTCAACCTTTTCTTTATTCTTCGGATTATTAAACCAATCAATAAAGGCAACAAAAGCTCTACCAAGTAAAGTATAAAGGATAAAGTTTAAAATTCTATCTAATATACCCTGAACAGGTGCAAGCATCTTGGATGCAAGTGATGCTATCTTTTTAATTCCCCTTTCCAGTCCCTCTTCTCTTAATCTTCTTCTTTCATCTTCTTTTTTTCTTTTTTCAGTTTCCTCACTTTTTTTGATTAGTTTATTTTGACTTCTCAAACTATCTAATATTTTTTCAACTACATCACCAATATCAGAAAGTTTTTTACTGAGATTTCCACCTTCTTCAGGAGAAGAAGTCTCAGGAATTATTGCTTTGCTTGTAAGATAATACTGTTGCTTTGATACTCGAATCGGACCAGTAACACCAAGATTATCTGCCGTTATTTTTTTCTTTTTTAATTTAAATCTTCCTACCTTTCCCTTAACTCGTTTATACTCCTCACCGATCATCATTGTTTCTTCGGTTGATAACTTAGTATCAACCATTCTTGCCTCTGCCATCTTCCCGCGAAGAAGCGTCATATAAGTTCCATAATCAATATCAAAAACATCATCAAGTCCAAGAAGTTTTAATATTCTTTCATCAACTTCCTCACTCACTAAGTCATCTTCACGAGTTCCTTCATAAAGAGCAAGAGCACGTTCTCTATTTGATTCTTCTTGAATACTATTTACTATCTCTTCTTTATCATCTTCAATAGTAAGCGGACTATCTTCTGATGTTTTTGCTGATGGGAGATAAGTTTCTACCAACCACTTTTGATATTCTTCATTAAATCTTCCACTATTATCATCAAGACCTGGAAATCCTTGAGAATTTTTTTTAATATTTTCAATTAATTTATCAGCATCCTTCTCAGAAATTTTTACATCTGAATAATAATGACCAAATTGAGACTTAATACCAGTAAGTTTTGCCTTGAGGATACCATAAACCCTTGGACCTGTATTTTGATGAGAATACCATTTTATTGGAAGTCCAGGTGGTGCATTAACTGGCATTTTTCTGTTGTTTTAATTTTTCTTCTTCTAGATGATTTTTCAACAAGGTAACATATATGTCCCTTTCCCAAGGTATCAAATTTTCAATCTCTGTCAAAGAATATTTATGGTACTGTATCAAAGAAAAATTAAGTTGATAATAATTTTCTAGATCCATATGGATCATTGCTATACGAAAAAAGACGATAACCCTTCTAAAACAACTTCATTTTCAACTTGTGTTTTTGGATTTACTACCTTAACTTTATGAGATAGTTTAGGCATTGTTTCAAAGAACTTCTCAATCAACTTGAACTGAGAAGAATTCATTTGATCAAGAAACTCTTGCAATTCTTTCTTTGTGACATCAGAAGTTGACCAAACTTCATCTGCTGTATAAATTTTATCAATACAAGATGCAATAAGATCAAATGCTTGATCCATATCATTTGTTGCATTGAAATCAAAGTTATTTTTGATGAATTGTTCCAGAGATGGATACTTCATCTCAATCATTACTTGATCATCAATTTTAATTTGTTTATCGTGCCCATCAAACTTTTGAACTTCAATTTCATCAACGTTAATCTTAACAGGAACAGTAGTCTCTCCGTCATCAGGACAAATAATATTAACTTCTATTTCCTCCCCTACAGACTTTCCACGAATGTTGAGGAACAGATATTCAATGTCAAATGTTGGAAGAGATTCTACTTTAACTCCTCTTGTCTCAATACAGTTTTTAATAACTGTCTTAATTGACTCTGTGATTTGTTTTGTATCTTCACTCTCAAGTGCTAATACAAGTAACTTTTCTTCTCTAACTAGAAATGGACGGTACTTAATTTCTTTTCCTGTTGAAGGTAGAGTTAGAGAATAAGTTGGCGTTGAAATCTTTGGTAAAGGCATAATATCCTATATTCGTTTCAGTGTGATTATTTATCTATCATCTTTGGAATGCTGGATTTCTTATCCCAATAGTTCCATTTGGTAGACCATATTGTTCACCATTTAAAGGTCCTGGTGGAATGGGAGAGTTTACTTGATATTGTTCGATTGCACGACCAACTTCACCTGTAACTTTTGGTTCTTCACTTTGTGAAGCAAAATTTCCAGTTCTAGAAATTACATAACGACTATAAGTAAATGAAACTGTACATTTTAACAATTGTGAACTATCATAAGAAACTGGCATTGAATTAATGCTGATTGGATATGCATTAATAAATTTATAAGTTAGGGGTCTACCAGTATAATCTCTTTCAAATTTTGTTATATAAAGATTTTCTGTTTGATATCCACTAGGTCCTTGAGGAAAATTTACTCTATAATTATAAGTTCTATTATTTTGTCCTTGAAGGTTATTCTCACCAACAGCATAAGAAACCCAATTCTCAAAAAAATCAATTATATAGTAATTACTATCAACATAAAAAGTAAAGTCAGCACGATCATCATATAATCTACGATATGCGTGTCTTTCAGTTACACCAGTATAGTCATTATTGATTTCATTTGTTGCAATAGATGAACCCGGAAGAGATGCCTCACTGCAGGAAAGTTGTATTAATTCCTGATTTAATCCAGCATAATTTCCACCATCAAATCCAGCAGTTTTTCTTTGAGATAGAAATGCATTTACAGATTCAGGTGGTCCAAACTCACAAATAAAATGAGATGTCAAAGCAGGTTTTAATAACTTGCTTTTAATGTCAGTCATCCTATAAGGTTTTACTGCTGGACCTGCCATCTATAAATATTTTTACAGTATATATTATGTAGTCATCATATGGCAGAAAGTTACAAGAGCAAGTACAAACCATCTTATCCACAAAAATATAAAGGTGATCCTAACAATATTATTTGTAGAAGTAGTTGGGAAAGAAAGTTCTGTAATTGGTGCGATTTAAATGAGAATATAATTTCTTGGGGGTCAGAAGAATTTTGCATTAGTTATTATAATCCAGTGAAGCAAAGAGTATGCAAATACTTTCCAGACTTTATTATTAAAGTTAAAGAACAGTCTGGCGAAATTAAAACATATGTAATTGAGGTAAAGCCAAAGAAACAAACTGTTCAACCAAAAGTTCCAAAAAGAAAAACAAAGTCTTGGATATATGAAATGCAAACTTATGCAGTGAATCAAGCAAAATGGAAAGCAGCAGAAGAGTGGTGCAAAGATAGATTAGTTGAGTTCAAAATCATCACAGAGGACAATCTGTTCGGTTAATGGCAGAAGGATTCGGAAAAGATATTAGAAAAAATTCTCCAAGAGTAAATGAACTCAAAAAAAGAGTGAAAGGACTTATTGATCCAGACTCTATTATGATGGAAATATTAGAAGTATTTCGTGAAACAGAATTTATACCCGATGTTGGAAAATATTACACATTTATATACATTGCAAAAACACCCAACATTAGATTTGATATTCATCCATTAATTGCTTGTATTGATGTACAAAGATGGGGGTTCAGAGGATTAAACTTTCATTGGGGAACGGTACGAAATTATACTTGGCAAGAGGTTGCAGGTCCATTGCATATTGTAAGAAATGATGAGATTGAATATCTTCGTTCTCTTCCTTATGCAAGATTTCTAAAATCATAACTAAATAGATAAAAAACAGTTATAAATGTCTCATACTCTACAAAAAATTGAGATAATTAATCCTCTTGTGTGTGAGGAGGATTTCTGATGGCATCAGGAACAGCAACCAGTGGAGAACAAAAAATTACCATAGAAGGAAACCAATATTTGGTCAGAACTCAGGCTGTTTATCAAAGTATGGGTCCAGGAACTTTAACAACTGCTCCCATTAGATATACCGTAGAATATAAACCAGCTTCATCAAACATACTTACACAATGGATTTCTT